CTCTGTTGCTAGTGTCTGAACCTAAACTTACTGTTGCAGTAATCTGTGATGTTGTTGTGTTACCTACCATGATTCCAAGAACTACAGTTGTTGTAGAACTCGCCACAGTATAAATAACATCAGCACTTGTTACACCTGCTTTTGTTACCACTTTAAATGTATTTGCCATTTACCCTCCTATCCTAATGCGATTGCCAATGCTGTAGGATCTTCTTGAGAGAATCCTTGAGCTGTCATTAATGTTACTACTCTAGATAATGCTGCCTTACGATTTGTGCCACCAGCACCATCATCCACTATTATTAAATCTGATGTTGTTAAATCTGCGCCTATGTCAGATCCTCCATCAATTTCTAATGCCGTTAACGCCACTTTACCTGCTGTAGATATTGTAGCTAATTTTGTATCTGCGATCGCAGCACTTGATTTAATGTCTGCGTTCACGATGTTTGTAATTGTGTTATTATCTGAATCAATAGATTTATTAGTTACAGTTTGTGTGCCCGTATCTGACAAAAGAGTTGCATCACTGTTTCCTATTGTGCTACCACCTGGTAAAGTTAAAGTATTTGTAGCTGCTTGAGCGTGTGCTTGCGCAGTTAAAGACTGAGCATGTGCGTTACCAGACTCACAATAAAATTTTAATATGGACGGTGAGCCACTATTACTTTTAAAATCTATGACTCCACCTTCAACTGTTAAATCATCTCCGACGCTTACATCAGCTGTGACAGTTAAATTACCACTACTATCTAATTTCAATCCATTGCCAGATCCAACTGTACCACCAGACTTAATAACAAAACTATCACTATCAGAGTCATCAACAGCAATGTGAAATTTGTCTGCGCCTTGTGTATCTAATATTATGGTTGGATCGCCAGAGGCTACGTCTATTTCTATGTTACCTGTAAAAGTATTTGCACCTGATAAAGAAGCAAATAAAGAAGTTACATTAGTGCCACCTATGGTTATTGCATCAGCTTCTACTGTGCCATCAAAGAAAGCATCTTTAAACTCTAATGAGCTAGTTCCTAAGTCTACATCATTATCAGTTACAGGAGCTAAAGCACCATCAACTAATTTAATTTGATCAGCACCTGAGGCTCTGAATAAAATGTTATTGTCAGTGGCAAAATCAATGTCATTGTCAGCATCTCTACCGACCACTAAACTTGTATTTTTTATGGAGGATATATTTAAATTATCACTGCCGTCTTCGAAAACTAATTTACTTGCAGGTATTGTACAAAACACGTCTTTTGTACCTGCACTAAAATCTACAGCACTATCACTATTAGAGCTAGATATTACAGTTGTTCTTGTTAAATCAGAACTATCACCATCTAATGTTCCTAAACCTACTTCAAACTCAGCTTGATCTTGGTGTGCAATACAATAATAAGTTGTATTAGAGTTACCAACTCCAGCTGCAAAAGTTTCAAAACCTGTGACTGCACCACCTAATGATACAGCGCCTGTGCCTGTTGTTGTCGTGGTTTCTTTTACTCTGTCGTTAATTACTAACGCCATTTAAATTCTCCTATGCCAATCTTAATATAGCGTTGCTAGCGTCAGCAGTAGGGAACTGAATAGTAAAAGTTCCGCTAGTAGATGTTTTATCTCCACCAAAATCTAAAACAGCTACAGCTTTGTTTGATTGAGAGCTATTATAAATTAAAGCCCCTCTAGCTGTAATCGTCGCTGATGTAAAAGATATATCAGCAAAGTCGCATATAGCGGTTGTTCCAGAAGTGGTTGGAGTAACACTGGTTAGAGATCCACCACCTGAACTATAAGTTCCTGAATCAGATACTTCGTTTGATGTGCTAAATGCAGTTGTGCTAGCACCTAATGAAGCACTACTTGTGTATAAAGCTATCTTAAAAGTATCACCTGAACTCGCTGTAAAGTTGTGTGTTCCTACTAATAACTCTTGTTTAAAACTTGTACAAACAGCTTGACTTATTGCCATGTTTTATTCTCCTATGGGTTTTTAGACTGCAAAGGAGTTCTAAGAGCTCCGTGCATATATTCATCTCTTCGGTGTCTTCCTTGTTGTTCAATAACTAACTCTTGAAGAGCACGTTGATATGATTGTTCATAAATTTGCAGCATTTGAGCTGGTCCCTTCAAAAACTTGAAGGCTTCTGCAAGACATCCGTAAAGTAATAACGCTGGTGCATTATCACCCAACCATGAGGTACTATTTGAACTAGACAGTCTTGTTGGTAATCTAGTTATACCTAATTCTACGTTATATGCTAGATCAGGAGTGGGTGCAACATAAATTGTGTTGTGGTCCCACCAAGCCCAGTATCTAGGCTCTGCAGTTGCAGTCCTATCTGGCCAATACTCATTCATATAACTTACATCTCTTTGTTCTAAAAAACTTCTTGTAGGCGTGCCTGAGGGTGCAAATATTTGCATTGTTCTAACAGTTCCCAATGATGTGGGTTCTGGCCTACTACCACCAGGTAATGATAAAAAAGGGTTACTAGCTGTTAGATTAGCAGTTTGATGAGATTTAAATACGTCTATATCTACATCTCTAAATATTCTGTTTTCTGCATGTTCAATAAAATCATTAGTCACTGTTGATGATAAAACATCAGTACTAACCTCTGTATAATCTAATATTTGTTGAGTTAATTCTGAATATGTTACGCCCATTATGA